TCTTCATAGAAGAATGTATATGTCTATTGATATAGATATATTTTTCCAGTATGGAATTTTTATATTCCATCTTTTCACCTTTATTTAATTACTTTAAACAAATTTATAACTAAAATTAAATAAAAGGAGATTCTTAAGAATCTCAGAAAGGACTATATTTTACTTTATGCTTTAAAAAAACAAGAATCAAATTAAAAGGAGAAAAATGAGTTTTAAAATACTATCACCTGTTCAAAAGGTCTTAAAAAGGCCAGCTAGAGTTATTGGAGATATAAAAACAACAGAACACCAGAAATTTACATTTTCTGAATCGATTAAAAATGAAAATATAAATTATAATCCAGGACTTGGGAAAGTAATTAGAGAAATTATCGATAATAGTATCGATGAGTTTATTAGAACAAACAGAGAATATTCGGATAAAATAGATATCATTATTTCTAATGACGGGTATATTTCAGTTAAAGACAACGGAAGAGGTATACCAATAAAAATAACGCACGACCACGAAGGGAGAGAAATTCTTATTCCTGAAGCAGCTTGGACTAGAATCGATGCAGGAAGTAATTTTGATGATGATGAAAAAAATCAGACTGCCGGACAAAATGGCGAAGGTGCTGCTTTAACAAATATTTTCTCAGTTGATTTTAAAGGCGAAACTACTAACGTTGAAGGCAATATATCTAAAACATTTACATTGCACTGCACAAATAATTTAAGTACTACAAAAACAGAAGTTAAAGAAACTAAAAAACCGAATGGAACTATTGTTAAATTTTTACCAGATTATGAAAGATTTGGAGTTAGAGAATTACCGAAAGGAAATATCGACGTTCTTAATTTTGAATTATTGCATATTGGGATGACGTATCCTGGAATTAAATTTACTATTAACGGTAAAAAATTAGTAGTTCGTAATTTAAAAGAATATGCGGGTCTTTATAATAAAACTAATGAGTTGTCCGATACAGGTGGATTAAAATTGGTAGTTATGCCTAGTTCATCAGATAGTTTTGAATTTATTCATTTTATAAATGGGTTAAACGTATTCAATGGGGGAACTCCTATGAATTGGGTTACGGATAATATTGTTAATAGAATTCATGAGAAATTAGTTAAAAAATATAAATCAATAACTAAAGGCGATATAAAATCAAAACTTTTCATTGTTTCTATTTTTAATGGAATGTATAATCCTAGATTTGCTGACCAAATTAAATCGCAGTGCGTTAATAACTTTACAGATTTCAAATCGCAAATAGAATTACCTGATTTCGATAAGTTAGTTGCAAGAATTTTAAAAACTCCAGAAATTATAGACCCAATTACCGAAGTTTATAAAATAAAAGAAGAACTTAAAAAGAGACAAGAATTAAAAGGATTAGACAAAACAGTTAAGAAGATTAAATCTGATAAATACACTAAACCGATTGGTTCAAATGATGTTCTTTTAATTTGTGAAGGATTATCTGCTAAGTCTGCATTGCTTCCTGGTTTAGGAAGGCAAGGATTGGGTTACTATGAATTAAAGGGTAAACCATTAAATGCGTATTCAGCTGACCAAAAGAAATTTACAGAAAATAAAGAGCTTTCAGAATTATATAAAATTATAAAACAAGAAGGTTATAAAAAGGTTGCGATTGCATCCGACGCGGACAGCGACGGTACAGCAATTTGTGGATTATTGCTTGGGTTTTTCAAAAGATACTTACAAGAAGAATTAGAATCCGGTTTATTATATAGATTAAATACCCCTGTTATGGCTTTACTCGATAAAAATAAAGTTCCTAAAGAATGGGTATACGACCTATCTGGAACTTTGAAAGAAAAATCTGGATTAACATTCAAGTATTTCAAGGGGCTCGGAAGTTGGACCCCAGAACAAATGAAAGAAGTTATCAGAAAAGATGGAATTAGTAATATGTTAATGCAAATATGTTATTCTCAAGAAGACGATGAAACGATAGACGATTGGTACAGCGATAAAAAAGCTGATAAGAGAAAAGAATATATTCTCAACAACGACTTCGACTTAATCAAACTTTAAAGGATACAGATGAAAACAACAGTTACAAAATTTTTAAACGAAGAAGTGGTTAATTTCGCTTCGTATAGTACAATGAGAGCAATTGCTTCTTTTGTCGATGGACAAAAGAATGCAGGAAGAAAGGTCATTTATAGTGTTATGAATAGACCGAATAAAGATGTTAAGGTATCTATTTTATCAGGTTTAATTATGACCGATACAGAATATTTACACGGGGATATCTCAGGAAGCATTATTACTCTAGCGCAAAATTATACTGGTACTAATAATTTACCGCTATTAACAAGAGAGGGTAATTTCGGAACAAGATTTGAAACAGAAGCTTCTGCTACTAGATATATATTTACAGCTAAAGAAAAATATTTTGACGTTATATTTAATAAAGACGATAATAATATTTTAATAGAGCAATATTTCGAGGGGACAAAAATCGAACCTAGATTTTTTATACCAACATTACCTCTTATATTAATAAATGGGTCGGAAGGGATTGCCACTGGATTCGCACAAAAAATATTATCTAGAGATATCGATAATATAAAAGAATACATTAAATTATATTTAAAAGGTAAAAAAATATCTGAAGATTTACTAATCCCTAGTTTTAATGGATTCAATGGAACGGTTGAGCAAGGAGATAATTCAAATCAATGGTTGATTAAAGGTAAAATTAAAAGATTATCTGGAGGAAAATTTGAGATTTTAGAAATTCCCGTAGGAATCGATTTAAAATCTTATACGAAAGTTCTTGATGATTTAGAAGAAGAAAAATTTATTAAGAGTTATAAAGATAAATCTGAAGATGATAAATTTCATTTTGAAGTTTCGATGAGTCCTATCGATTTAACTAAATTCTCTGACGAAGATTTACTACAAAAATTTAAACTTGTGAAAAGGGTTTCGGAAAATTATACTTGTCTGGATGAAAATAATAGAATTAAAATATTCGAAAATGTTGAAGAAATTCTAAAATCATTTGTGAAAATAAAATTAGAATATCTACAAAAAAGAAAAGATTATCAACTATCTAAATTTGAAGACGATATTAAATTAGATTTTAGTAAGTTCTTATTTATTAAGAATATAGTCGAAAATACCTTAATTATCAATAAAAGGAAGAAAGATGATATCGTTAAAGATTTAGAAAAAATCGAAAATATTATTAAAAAAGATAATTCTTATGATTATTTATTAAATCTTAATATTCTATCTTTAACTGAAGAAAGAATGAATAAACTTCAAGAAGATATCAAATCAAAGAAATCTGAATTAGATAAATTAAAAAATACAGATATAAAAGATATCTGGTTAGAAGAATTAAAATAAAAGCTCGGGAGATTAATTTCTTGAGCTTTTTTATTGTCTGTTATTTTATCCTTAAATATTCCTTAAAGTTAAAATAAAAATTTATTTTTAATATTATATATTAAGTGCAATAATTTAATAAAGTTTTAAGGTTCTTTATATTATAATTACTCTATAAAATAAAAAGGAAACGAGATGAAATCAATAGATGAAATTTTAAGGAAAGCAAGAAAGAAATACCAAGATGCTGTCCGAGGTAAAGAATATCAAGAAGAATTGATGAGTTATTGTATATTTGGATCTGAAGAATATGATATGTTGTATGATAGAAGAAAAATTTACATTCAAGATATTGCTCTTCTTGAAGATGTATTTGGAACGGAATTATTACAGACGGAATAATCTGCTCTGTCTGTAAATAGAAACATATTCTTAGATGTTGATTCAAGTAGTAAAAGATTATTCGACAATGCTGCCGATGCTCATTCTAAATATAGTCCCATTATTAAAAAGAAATCGGCTGAAATCAGAAGAGGAAGTAATTGACAAAGGAATTAGTACAAATATAATTTAGAAAACGAGTTAGAGATTTATCAATAAATCTTGAAATTATAATAGATAGAGGTTAATTAAATGAAGAAAAGATTATTAAAAAAGAACAATAGAAATAAAATTTTAAGTATTTTAAATGCGATAGAAGTGTTTAACAGAAATAATCCAGAAGTTGATTTAAGATTAAAGGATACGAATTCTAAATATTTTAAGAGTTTCAATAGATATAAAATTGAAATTTATTTATTAAAAGAAATTGTAGAAGATAATGATAAATTTAATTATTACGCTGAGAAAGCTTATAAATTCTTGAGTTCAAACAAATACTATGAATTAGACGAATATGGTATAGAAGAGTATTTTCTAGAGAATATCGTATTATATTCAGAACAAGAATATATTGATAAGCAAAAAAGATATTCATCTTGGAAAGAAACTTTAAACGAATATATTGATAGAATTAAAATAAAAGGAAATTAAAATGAACGATAAAAGATGCCCGAAATGCGGAATAGCGTGGGAAGAGGAGAAAACAATTTACGAGTTCTTCTTGAATAAATACGGAGATGAAGAAAAAGCTAGAGAAACAGCGAAATGGTATGGTTGCGTTCCAGAAAACCCTAAACATTTTGGAAAGAATGTAGTTGGAATTGAAATACAAGGAAAGTATGACGGGATTTCTTTTTGGGAATGTCAAGCTTGTAAAACGACTTTCGACAGATGGACTATGAAAGAAGTTCCTTCTCCGAAATCCGAGGATAAAAATGAAGATTAAATTTCAATGGAATAAAGAAAATTTCACAATTAAAAGAACTAGACATCTTTATGAAACTAGAGACGGTAGTTCTTATCAAAGAGACGCATTCTTAGACGATACTAGATTTATTAAGATATTTAAATTAGCTCTTCAAAATGGTTTAAAGTCGTTCAGGGAAAAGAACCCTGTCGTGGTTACTGTACCATCTTATAATGGTAAATTTTATAATATCTTATGTACGTTGAATAATGAAAATAGAATTACCGTAATAACGGTTCTTCAATTTAAAAAGTTTTGGCAAACATTTTCTAGAGTTCACAATAGAATCAATTTAATTTATTCTGCGAATCCAGAGAATCTTTATCGGGTTCCTAAGATGAATGAAAAGGAAAAAGGATTTAAAGCATTAGATTCTATATGTTATGAAGTTAGTAAAACTAATTCAGATTTAACTTTTAGAAATATAATGGATAATTTCGTAGATACTATGTTTTAATGAATTTTAATTAAAATTTAATGTGAAGTATTATATAATATCTTATAAATTAAATAAGGAACTAAAAATGAAAAAAGAATTGCAAGAACTATTTGATGGATTAAATGAATTATGTGCAGGAACAGAAGCATTTTATTTTTCGGAACAAGAGTATGGTGAAAATCATATTGTTAGAAGTTTCACATACCGATTAGCTTCGTATACGGATTTTCAAAAACCTTATGCAAGAGATTGCAGAGGAACTGCTTTTGTTCTTAACAAAAGAACAGGAGAATGGGATTTATTTTGTAGAGCTTATCGTAAGTTCTGGAATCTTGGGGAAGGTATCCCGAAAGAAGTTACGCTAAGCGAAAGAACAGCTGAAAAATCTTTTGAGAAATTAGATGGCTGCGTTGATGGTGGTTCTTTATTGAGAGTTATTAATAAAGAAACCGGTGAAGAAAGTTTAAAAAATATGTCATACATAGCCAATAATTATATTGATTATTTAGTATATTCATATAATCATGAAACTAATGAATATGAATATACTAATATACTGAATTCTCTAATATCGCCACCATCTAAAAAATGGGTAGAGATAGAATTTGAAAATGGTGATATTATTAGATGCACTGAAGATCATGAATTTTTAACAAATGAAGGGTATATTGAAGCTAAATACTTAAAAGGATTAAGGTTATTTAAATAATCCATAATAAAAAGTATTAGGTATCAAGTCTTTACCTTTTGATGCACCACCTATTTTATACGGATATACATATTGATTTATCCTTTTCAATAAGATTGGCAAATACAAATTTTGTTTTTTACAATATTCTGAAAGTTCTTTTTTTACCGAAAAACTCTAAAACAATAGTATCCTTCACTAAATAATATATAGTCTTACTATAATTATATATTTTATTTTTTCTACTTTGTTTTTGTTTTTCTATTGATTCTTTACTTTTCTTTCTTCCTATATTGATATGTTTATATGTTCCATTTAAATATTTTTCATTTGTATTTTCTACTTGTATAATTTTATTGGTTTCATCATACACACATATTAATGAATTGTGAAGTGCTGTATTTTTAGGTATTTCATATATTTCTTCATTAAATTTGTCTCTATGTATAGATGTCATTTTACTAGTTTCTTTAATAATAACATTTATATATCCTTTTTTAGCTTTTGAAATTTTATCACCTGTTGATTTATTTTTAGCTGGATTTTTATCGCCAGTAAACATACCTTTTGTTACTCCTACTAAATTTTGGTTATTATCAAATTCTTTTTTACTAACATGGTATTTTTCTCCAGTTACCAAATTAATTGCAGACACAGTATTTTTACGCAATTCACTCATTTGTTCTCTCATATGCTTCGCGCCTATTTCATATAATCTGCTACTTAATTTCACATTGTGACAATTCATATTATTATAAGCAAACCACATGTTTCCTCCTAATGCTTTAGCTAACATATAATGAGCTATTAAATGTGTTCTTGTTTTTAAAATAGATTTATTCCATTTGTTTATTTTTAAATCTGCATATTCTGGATATAATGAACTAGGTAATATATGGTGATTATGAGTTTCCTTTATAATTTCACTTTCTAAACTAAATGTTTCTATGAATCTTAAATATCTTTTTAACCATCTTTTATCTTTAACTTTTGTAAATTTTTCTTCCAATTTAACTCCAATTTAATTTTGTTTTAATATTTAATTTAATATAATATATTTATAAAAATTTGGAGGTAAAAATGAAAGTAAAGTCTATTAAGTATATCACCCCAAGAACTGAATATGATATACAAACCGAAAATAAAAATTTTACAATACATGGCAAGATGAGTGAATTTGTTATTGCGCATAACTCGCTCATACTTTGTGGAATTATAGATGGTAAAATTGTTGCTAAATCTAAAACCAGTATTAATTCAGATCATGCTAAAAAAGCTCAAGAATTAATTGATTCTAATGAAAAATTACAAAATTTTATTTATGTTTCTATCGATGGAGGATATACGCCTGTATTTGAATTATGTGGCCCGGGAGAGTTTAAAATTGTTCTGAATTACGCAGATACCGAATTGGTGTTTCTTGGATATGTTGATAAATTGAATGCAGTAGTAGTCAATAGTATAGAATTCGAAGATGAAAATTTTAAAGATATAACAGGAGTTAGAAGAGCTAAAATTTATGATTTTTCGTGGGACAAATTACAAAGAATTCAAGCAGAATCGGATGCTAAAATCGAGGGATTTGTTGTTAGAACGGACGATGGCGAGTTCGTCAAAGTCAAATGCGCCGCATACTGTCAATTACACCACTTGAAGGATAATATCTCTAATAATTCAAATCTTATTCCTCTTATCGTTAATGATAATCTAGACGATTTAATTGGAGCATTTCAAGATGACCCAGAAACTCTAGAATATATCTCAAAGGTGCAAGAAAAAGTTGCTGGATTATTTAATCATTATGTGGTAGAATATAAAAAATTAAGAGGTTCTTTCTTTAACGAGTACAACGAAAATAGAAAAGAATTCGCTATGAAATATAAAGATGAACCAATGTTTTCTTTTGTTATGAAAACAACAGAAGAATCTTTTAGAGATGTGGAGGAAGTTGCTGAAAGATGTGCTCGACAATATATCTTAAATAAATGCAAAACAAAAACATTAGCCGACGCATTTGTAGATAGTTTATATGCGAAAGCGGTCGGGAATACCTAAATTCATTCAAAAATATCAATGTTTATTTTGTGGCGATTTATTTAATTATGAATTACCAGCTATAGAACATGAAAAAGAATGCAGATATAATCCAGAAGCGAAAGAAAAACTACTCGCATATTTAGAATACGATAAACATCAATTAGAAAATCGAAAAGCGAGTATTCTTTATGATATAGAAGTATTAAATGAAAAGATTAATAAACTAAGAGAGGAAATAAAATGAATACTCGAAACGATCTAAATACAATCAAGGATTTAGTTAAAAAGATTCTAACGACAGATACAGAAATAAGAATTTTATATTGTAGAGAAATACTTTTTGATATGGATGTTAATAATGTTATAGAAACATCAGAATTTGAAGAATTATTATTTGATGATATTGATTTCGACTTGATAAATTTCTTTACGGTAGAAGAAATAGAAACTCCTACCGATATTAGAGATTATGTGAAGTTAATTGATAAAATTAAAAAATCTGATATAGAAAAATCTAAGCCAGAATATATGTTTAACGGTTCATCTGGTGATATAGTTTTATTAACAGAAGAAATTTTAAATGATTTTTACGAGACAGAATTCATTAGTGAAAATATCGATTATCTACAAATTTATAAAATTAAATATATAAAACATGAAAGGATAAAAGTATGAAATATATAATTTTAACAGTATTAATGGTATCTAGTTCTTTTGCAGAAAACAAAATAATAGACTATATATCGATTAAAGATAGTATTGGATTTTCGCCAAGAACAATCAACTTCAAAGTTCTTTGTATCGACGGATACCAATACCTTCTTACAGAGGGAAGTTCTTCAGCGATAGTACAGATGTTTTATCGTCCAAAGAATACAAGAGATTCTGTACCAGTAAAATGTAATGGATTTGAAGAAACAAGAAATTAACAAGAAATAAAAAGGAAACACGATGAGAATAATTTTAACCGTATTAATATTATCTAGCGTAATATTCGCTGAACAATTTACTGTAAAATACTCAGATTTACAATCAATCAATAAGATGATATGTTTAGGAAATAAATTACACATAATGGTGGAAATTGATGATGTAGAACAACCTCTTCAAATTTTTAAGATAACTGGTGGTCCAAGAGATGAGAACTTCGAAGAAGTTCCTTGCGGATTAGATAGAAAAACCAAAACAAAGGAAATACATTCAAATGAAAAGAAATAAATTATCTGAAATTATTAGAGCAAAAATCGCAGTACAATTAACACTTAATCCAAAGAATACTCATCAAGAAATTGCTGATTTTTATGGTATATCGAGACAACTTGTTACGCTTGTTGCGAAAGAATATGGTTGCGAGAGAACAAAACCAAAAGGCACAGAAGGTTCTTTAACTTATCCAAAGAGGACTAAAGCAGATATCGAAAAGATTAATGAGAAATACTCTGAGTTAGATACTGAGAAATTATTATGTCTTGCTAGAGAAATTGATATTGGATATCTGTTTTAATCGGATTTAATCGGTTTTAATTAAAATATAAGGTTCTTTATTATATAATAACTCTATTAAAATAAAGGATTAAACGATGCATAACATTTATATTGATGGAAGTTCGCAAGTAAACAATAAAATTATAGGAATAGGCATTTACGACAGTACAACAAAATTTGAATTAAGTATGGTAAAAGATGGAAATGATGTTTTTGATGCCGAATCTGAAGCTCTTGAAGAAGCCATAAGATATTGCCAATTAAATGGGATTGTGCAAGAATCTCGAATATTTACAGATTCTAAAGAAGTTCATAGGATGTATATTGATTATGTTCTTTCTCTTGGATTTTCTGAATTTATTTGGATTCCTAGAGAATTGAATGTCGTAGCAGATAAATTAAGTACCCTGTACAAAAATTACTCAAAGAGCACAAAAACAAAAATCGTATTAGATATTAAAACCAATGTCGTAACGAAAACAACTAAAATAAAAGAAACAACATCGTTGAATAATCTTAATAAAGAACAAATCATACAGAGCTTAAACGATTTTTCTCTTGAAAAAAGAATGAAACTTCTTGAAAAATTAAAAGAAACTTCTGCCGTAAATAAAACTATTTGGAATTATTATTTTAATGGCGTTCGAACTATAAGTAAAAACAAAAAGAATACTTATTTTAAATTAATACCTCTTTTAATACCCGATACAAAGAATAAAAAGAATAAAGCTAATTTATTAAATGAAATTACAATGAGCGGTATTAAAATGTTATTAGAAAGTGTTAAGAATTTAAAAATGAAGGAAACAAATGACAATAAATGAAGCTAAAAAATCTATAAAAGAAAAAGGTTATAGTATCAGAACGATATACGATCCTAGAAGCGAGTATATAACTATACAAATTTTAGAACACGAAAATATTATTTGTTGTTACTATGCTATTAGCGAAAAGGATTGCGAAGAAAGAGTCATTTATATTGAAAAGTTCTTAAAAATTTTAAGTAAATTATCTAAAACACCAAAAGGAAGTTAAATGCAAGAAAACAAAAATGAATTTAAAGTAGGGGACTACGTAATAATCAACGATTTAATCTGTAAAATAATAGAAGATAATGAAGGTATTATTAAAGTCGAAACATGTAAATCTAGAGAAAACTCCCATCAAGAATATTTAATACAAGATATTTATAAGGGATATATCCAAAAATGGATTCCAAAAGAAGGTGAATGGTGTTGGTTTTATAAAAAGAATTCTAAAAATCCGGTATTTGCTAAATTTGTTAGATTACTAGATAGCAATATAGGAAATTTTGAAGCAAACGGATATACTCCGAATGGCACAGATTGCGAAGATAATTTGGAATATGGATATTTTTATACATGCGAACCATTCATAGGAGAATTACCTTATGAAGCTTAGAACGTTCCGAGAATTACACGAAGATATGAGAGATGATAGAGATATTTATCCTAAAAGAGGATCGTCTTTAGAAGAAATTTGTGTTTCAAATCTTATGGATGTAGTCCATCATTTTAATTCTATCAAAGATAAAATGTCTTCTGTTTTAATCATGAATGAAAAAGCATACGAGTCGTTTAAATTTTTTGAAGAAAGAATGCATCAAAAATTTGATACTATTGAAGAATTATTAAAAGAATGTAATGTTGAACAATACGAACGAGAGTATAATAAAAAGGAAATAAATGCAACAAATGCAACAAATAACTAGAGACAAATTAGCAGTTTGGTTCTTAAAGAATGAACCGGAAAAATATAAAGATATGTGCGAATCGACGCATACAGTGAATATGTTCGAGCCGAACATATTCCACATGTGGAAAGCTAATAGCTAATTAATTTCATACCGAAGATTATATAAATAACTTAAAAAGGGGTTATTTATGTATATCTACATAATACAAAATTTGATAAATGGGAAAATTTATATAGGACAATCTAAAAGAGATATTGACGAATCTGAGAATTATTATGGTTCAGGTACTATTATTAATAGAGCAATTAAAAAGCACGGTAAAGAAAATTTTTGTAAAATTATATTAGTTAAAAATATCGAAACTGAGAAAAAGATGAATTTACTTGAAAAATACTATATTAAGCTATTACACTCACAAGATCGCGAAATCGGGTATAATATCGCAGATGGAGGAACAGGTGGAAATACGGGTGGAATGCGGCAGGAAACAAAGATAAGAAAATCTACAATTAAAGAGAATAGGTTAACTGAATTCCAAGAGCAAAGTAGAAAAGCTCAAAATACGATGAAACAAAATGGCACGCATGAGATATCTAAAATAAAGAGACATATTACTATGCTGCAAGAAAATGAAGAAGGATTAAATAAATATCAAATTGCTGGAATAAAACTATCTGCAAATTGGAAAAATATGTCTGATGAAGAAAAGAAACAGCATAGCGATATTAGATCTAATGCTTGGAAACGTAAATCAGAAGATGAGATGAATGAATTTAGAAAAATTAGAAGTGTGCTCGCTAAAGAACAAATGTTAAATCAATCAGATGAAATGAGAGAGTATAGAAGAGAAATATTAGTAAAAACATTTGCAGCTGGTATTTCGACATTTAATTTAAAAACAAAAATATATAAACGATTGAGCGAAGAAGAATTTGAAAACACCGCAATTATTGCTGGTTCTGGAGTAAAATTCGTAACAAAAGTAACTAAAGATAATGATATTATATATCTTTATAATAAAAACTCGTATAAAAGATTTTCAAAAGAAAACAATTGTAGTGAAAATTGGGTAAAAGGAACGTCTTCTGACGGCATACCCTTTACTACGCCATATTTAAAATTTAAACATTTAGAAGGAATTATACGAGAAAGAGTTATGATTGTAGATTTAACTAAAGAGGAAATATTATATATAGAAGAAAATAATTACATATAAAGGAAAATAATGATAAAGAGAGATAAATTAGTAACTTGGTTTATAAAAAATGAGCCAAATAAATATAAAGATATGCTACAATCAAACCACGCTGTTGATATTCATCAGCCAAATATATTCCATTGTGAAGGAACTTGTTGGACACATGTGATGATGGTGATGACTTGGATAGAAGCTCAAAAGGATAAGTACTCACAAGACGATTATATTGTTCTTATAACATCTGCTCTGTTACACGATACAGGTAAACCAAATTGTCAAGAAACTATGCCGGCTAATGCAGATAAACCAATTAGAAATTCGTTTAAAGGGCACGAAGGAGTTTCTTCTTTCTTTGCTGTTGGCGTTCTTAAGAAACTCCAAAAAGAATTCCCTGAAATTTATACCGAAGAAATAATTGAAAAAATTATTAAAGTAGTTTCGCTACATGGAACGTATATTGACGAAACATCGGATATTCATTTCTTAAGAGATGAGTTTAGAAAGGCTGATAAAAATGGAGCAATTAGACTTGTAGACGAAGGGTTATATTCTCAATACGAAAAGAGAAAATTCTTAAAACCGACTGCGCAAGAACCTGGTAAATATTTAACGGTCTTAGTAGGATTACCAAATTCAGGGAAATCTACAATCAGAACAGCGATGCAAAAGAGAGATAAACGCTTATTTGTCGTTTCTAGAGATGATTTGCTAGAAGATTTCTACCAAAGAAAAACTGGAGAAATAAAAGATTATAATACTATGTATACATTTTTACACGAAGATGATACTCTACTAAAAGAATTTACGAAAGAATTTGAAGATTTATTAAATTCAATCGCTAAGAATAAATCGGATATTTTAATAGATATGACTCAATTATCTTTGAGTTCAAGAAGAAAGATGTTAAATCATTTTCCAAAATTCCATAAAAAAGCTATTGTCGTTATGACGGATAATAGCGAATTATTTCGAAGAAATGATAAAAGATACCAAGAAACTGGAAAATTTATTTCTAGAACAGTTATAGAAAATATGATGACTTCATTTACATTTCCAGTTCTTGAAGAAGGTTTCGATGAAATGGAGTTGGTAATCAATTAAGATAAGCTCTGGAGCTTATCTTTTCGTATTATCCATATTAATTAAATTCGGAACATTTTCCATATTAACATTAAACATCTTAAAGAATATGCTATCCGAATTACCGGTAGTTGTGTCTTGTGGATGACACGTATAATCGTATCTCATAGTATTGAAAAATACATATTTTCCTGTTTCTGTTTCAACAGCTTCGTTTATAGTATTCATATACGGTGCAAATATTAAACCAGCATCTCCTAATTCGGCATCTTCTGATTTATAACCTACTAGAACATAATGATCTACCGAGTAAGGGTCCATATATAAATCAAATAACCCTCCAACTTTCCCCATAAAATACGTATTCGTTTTATCTGCTTGCGGTTTAGCGTGTAAAGGAGAATTTAATAATAATGCAGTAGTTGCTGCGTCTGCTAGTACAAAAAAATTCTTCTTTCTTTTCGTATTTCTCATAATATCTATCGTTAATTTATATAAATTAGCATAAATATCTTCTGACAATGCAGCAATTCCAGATTGCATACCTAACGATTCAGATAAAATAACATCCGAAACTGGGCTCGCAATCGATTTCAGATACGATATAATCTCGCTATCTATACTTTGAATAATTTCAGAAGCAAACTCATTCTCTAAAACATCTTTAGCAAAATCTTCACCATATATATTTCTTAAATCTTCTATAAATTCTTGCGATACTTTTGATTTTAATTTTCTAGTTTTAACTTCGAGCGTTTTGCCTATTAATTCATGCGACACAGAAGGAATTTGCGCCAATTGTTCGCCAGCACCAGTAGACAACGGACCAGAATAACTTTTAAATGTTCTTCTGATATAATTTCTATTAGTAATTACGTCCAAAATTTCAGCTGTTCCTATCGTTTGCCCTATCGCAAAATAACCTGTTAAAATTTTTACCAAAATCTTATTATCTTCAGAATGTATTACTGTACCAGTCCCGGTTACGGATGTTACAGAAGCACCAGCAACTGATGAGTTTGTCGTTAATACTATGATTGTGCTGTTTGTTGAATTTATATGATCGCCAGTTTTACCACCATACGATGAAAATAAAGTGTATACCTTACCAACAGGGCTTTTTAACGGCTGTACATCAGCAATCTCTGATACTAGAGATTCAGTATACACTTTATATAAAATCGGTTTGATTAATTCAGGGTATTGCGAAATGTCCCCAGATACAGTCATTTCGTTTATGAATTTTTCTATTTTTGATCTTTTCATTATTGTTTCCTTTTTATTATTATTTATATTAATCAAAAAATAAATTTTTATTTTAAGTTTAAGGAACATTTAATCTTCGTATTATAGAATATAAAGAAATCTAAAAATAAATTTTTATTTTAAGTTTAAGGTAAATATAATCTTCGTATTATAGAATATAAAGAAATCTAAAAATAAATTTTTATTTTAAGTTTAAGGCAACTATAATCTTCGTATTATAGAATATAAAGAAATCTAAAAATAAATTTTTATTTTAAGTTTAAGGCAACTATAATCTTCGTATTATAGAATATAAAGAAATCTAAAAATAAATTTTTATTTTAAGCTTAAGGCAACTATAATCTTCGTATTATAGAATATAAAGAAATCTAAAAATAAATTTTTATTTTAAGCTTAAGGATAA